GGGAGTGTCAGTCGGGAGTATATGCTCTTGGCTTACGCCTCACACAGTGGACCCCGGGCCCTGACATGATAAATTCATGTGAGAATTGCGAGATCGCAATTGAAGTTATTAACTTCATCATCCATACTTGGGATGATCTATGATGCATAGATTAAGTGCGAATTGCGACATCGCAATTGAAGTTATCAACTTCTCCATCCATCTTGGGATGGTTGACGAGCCTTTTAAGCCCGATTCCGACATCGGAATCTTTGACAAGGTCAAAGGACGATACATCTATCGTTCCGTCAGGATTATGACGGTATGGGGAAAGGATTCCCATCTTAGAATGCAGTTCATATGCATTACCATAGGTTATGGTATGTTTCCTAACAGGAAACGTCTTACGTATATTACGTAGCTTCGATGTTACCGAAGAAACCTTTCGCTTAGAAAGGACAACGGATTTTCCGCTGATAACATACGACTGATAACTAGCAGTCGTCACCCAAGTAAGGGCGGTCCTCGGAACAATCTTCCGAGTTACAGAGTTTTCTGTATAAGGCCTCATTTTAAGCCTATAAAGCTCTTTGTGCTTTTCTTTGGTAGCATCCAAAGCTTCCGAAGAAAAACGGAAGTCCTCTATAGAGAGGAACGGTAATGTACCGTTTAGGATTTTCCTATACGCTCCAGCAGAGCGTGGCCTAAGAAGCTTACTTAGGGTTCTTGGTTTAAAACCAAGTCCGCCCATTTCGACGGGTAGTGCCTTATCGTGACACTGTTCCAAGTACCACTTGGGAACCCTAGATTGCAGGGTTTTTCGAAGTACCTTCGAAGAGAACTTCGTAAGAAGCTCTGATATTTCAGAGTATCTCTGAAGAGATGAAACCCACTGAGGTTTCCCAGAGTCCTCCGGACTCTTCTTAGAAATAAACCTAAGAGAGAAGACCCGAACAGGGTCTAAGGCGAACTTTGTCGTCTTATCACGCACACAGGCGGAGGAAAGGGTATAACCCTTCTCGCAGAACCATGCGGTATCAGACGTTATAAACGTCTTAGGAAGGTTAATTTTATAACCTGCTTGTGCAAGAAGCACAAGATATTTATCCCACTGGAACTTTGTCCAGTATGCGATGAGATCATCGCCCTTCAAATAGAAGGAAGACCCATAAGGGTCAACCATATAACATATGGTCAAATGACTCATGGATAAAATAATCCATGATGGGGGTAAACCCATAAAAGTCCCAACAACTGGACTAATGTTCACTAGAACATTCCTCTTTTCATTAGAAAAGAAACACTTGTGACTTTTCACAAGCTCAGGATCCATCCCGAGAGGAGCGCATGTACGCTCGATCGTGTCATGAGACACGCGGTTTGTCGCTTCAGACAAATCTGCTGAATACAGCAGACGATGTTTACCATCGTTTGGCACTATGAAACTCATAGGTCTGTCTCTCAAAGGGACACGGGTCGCGCGATGGCGCAACAGAACTGAGAAGTTCTTTACGCGGTCAATATGACCACGGTAGGCAACACCTACTTGTGACGAAGTCACGGAGCGGATTTTTGCTCCTTGTTCATGTAAAACGTGAACCTGAGACTTCTT